CGGGAAGAGATAAACCATAGGGCGATAGCTAAGCCCGCCCCGATAAGTAACGCCCGCACGATACGCCCGCGTCTATTAAGTCTCATTACATCCACCGCTGCGCGATCTTATACCCTGCGCGATCTTGCCCGTGAAAGAGCACACTAGAGAGGGAATAGACTAGGTGGAAGCCCATATCCATACCGCACCCGTTAACCTTTATCGTATTAAACCCGTTTACATCGTGCAGCTTCTCGCCTAGGGCTAGAGCTGCATTGTAGGTTATATCGTAGATCTCTCCACCCTGCGCGATCTTTAGAGATATATGGCGAGTCATACCGCTAGAGCTGACGCGCCTTAGAATTGTGTACACGGTGACACGCTCTTCACCGCTAAAATACTCTTTCACTAGCTCTTCACGCTGCAGCTCTTGATCGGTGATACCGCGTAGCTGCGCCTTAATACTAGGGATCTCTTTCGTAGTCATATTCTAAGCCTTTCGGTAGTTTATAGATAGCTCTTCTATCTATATGCCTTACTATACCGTATAGGGCAGCTAGTGCAACACTTACACGGTCATATTTATTGTGTGACTAGTCACTTATATATTGGACATCTAGGCCGATTATGTCTGCCGTGTTAGAGCTAGTCGGTGAGGGTGATCGCTGCCCGATAGTGGCAAGGGCTAGAGCTGCACGGGCTAGAGCTGCAGGGTGCAGGGTGCTAGCTGCTAGATCATAGGCATATGGTTAAGGGTCACGCCCGCCCGATACGTAGTCACCGCCCCCACTTTCCCCCATATCTCCCCGCTATCATCCCCGCGCAGGGCAGGGCAGGGGTAGGGGGGTCACCGCGCAGGGCTAGACCGCACCCCGTGGTGCAGAATTTTACAGCGCATACATATATAAACCCCAGAAAGAAATATTTGCTAAAGTGAAAGGCCGAAGTAGGCTCTGAACAGGACTTTTACCGTAAGTGATTAACGTCACATTATTAAAACGGGAAATGCCGTAAATTTCCTGCCTTATATACAGTAGGGGAGCAAAGCGGGGAAGACCTTTGCGACCCGTACGGTTGCCTCTTGCGAGGCCCCTAGGCCGAGTACTGACTTACCCCTCAGTTCGCTGTGGCTCCCTCGGGCGCTAAGCCCGACAACTAGCGGCGCTTTTTAGTCGGGTGGGGTCTATCTAATACTAGATCCGATAAATTGCTCAGCCCGATAATAAAATCACTTCCGGCCCAGCCGGTCCTAGGAGTCTAATGGCTGATAACTCAGCAGACATCGCCAAGAGAGTTATCCTTGGCGCTGTAGCAGAAGGTATGACCGTTGAGGCAGCAACTGCCTCGGCTGGCAAGTCCATTAAGACTTATGAGTACTACCGTCGCACAGACAAGATTTTTGCAGATAAGGTGGATCGTACCCGCTTAGGGCTTAAGGATAAGCAGTTCGCCTCTGGCGATGTTCACGACCTGACCTTTGCAGAGTTCCGGCAACGTTTCCTGCATAGCCGTACCTTCCCTCACCAGCAGAACATTGTGGATGTAATTGAAGGGCGAGAGCCTGAGTGGTTACACCCCTCTATGAAGTTTGAGCCAGGACTTGCAGCAAACCGCGTCCTGATAAATATCCCGCCCAACCACGCCAAGTCCATCACAATCACGGTGGACTACGTCACCTGGCAGGTATGTAGGAATCCTAACTTTAGAGTATTGATTGTATCCCAAACGCAGCAGTTAGCTGCCGACTTTCTCTACGCCATCAAGCAACGTCTAACGCATCCAATGTATCAAGATCTACAGACTGCGTATGCTGCTGGCGTAGGGTTTAATTCTAAGACCGCTTCGTGGCAGGCTACCCGTGTCACCTTTGGTGATGAACTCCGTGAGTCATCTGAAAAGGACCCGAACATTGAAGCCGTCGGTATCGGTGGTCAGATCTACGGTAAGCGTGCAGATATGATTATTGTAGACGACGCGGTCACCTTAAAGAACGCCAATGAGTTTGAGAAGCAGATCCGCTGGTTAACCCAGGATGTGCGATCCCGTCTTAACCCTACGGGTAAACTGATTGTTATCGGAACTCGTGTGGCATCTGTTGATCTATACCGCGAGCTACGCTCTGAGGACCGCTACCCTGGTGGCCAAGTTCCTTGGAAGTATCTAGCGATGCCGGCCCTGCTTGAAGCAGATGAAGACCCCGACAAGTGGGTTACATTGTGGCCAGCTTCCGATGCTCCATTTGATGGACAGTTAGAATCTGATAAGAACGATGAGGGTCTCTACCCTCGCTGGTCTGGACGTAACCTTTACAATGAGCGTCAGGCTATGGACGCGAGTACGTGGGCGCTGGTATATCAACAGCAGGACGTTTCTGAAAACGCTGCCTTTGATCCCGTCTGTGTTAAAGGATCTATTGACGGTATGCGTAAGGCAGGCAACTTAGTTGCAGGTCACCCAGGCCATCCACGAGACTTAAACGGCTTTACTTATATTTGCGGTCTTGATCCCGCGATGATTGGCGATACCGCAGCTATCTGCTACGCCATTGACCGATCAACTAGCAAGAGGTACATAGTAGATGCTATTAAAATTAGCCGCCCGTCTCCAGCCGATATCCGTAATCTTATTTTTGATTGGACAGCCCTCTACTCCCCCTCAGAGTGGATCATCGAAAAGAACGCCTTCCAATCCTTCCTAACTCAGGACGAAGGTATCCGTATGCACTTAGCATCACGCGGAGTGCAGTTTAAGGAACACCATACTGGTTCTAATAAGTGGGATGCTGGCTTCGGTGTAGCTTCTATGTCTACCCTCTTTGGTACCAAGCAGTTTGATGGTAAACACCATCGAGATAACTTAATACATCTACCAAGCGATCAGACAGAAAATATCAAGGCTCTGATCGAGCAGTTAATTACCTGGACTCCAACGACTAAGGGTAAGACCGATATGGTAATGGCTTTGTGGTTCTGTGAGATCCGAGCACGTGAGATGCTCAACTACGGAAAGTATGCCACCCACCATATGAAGAATCCATTCCTATCTCGCCAAGAGCTAGGCAAGCGAACAGTCATCAACTTAGAAGAAGCGTTCGCAGAACAAAACAAAATCAGAGTAATCTAAGGAGATAGAAATGAAGAAGATGACTGATGCTGATAAAGCAAAGTTAAAGAAGCTTTCTGCAGGCAAGGGAGCATTGGCAAATGGTAAACTTAGTATGGACCAACAGTTTGAACTTAACGCCCTAAAGCGTATGGAGCGTCAATCAAGATCATACTCACCAGCACCTATGAGCGCTGCTGCAAAGAAGAAGGCTGCTCGCGCAGGACAAAAGACTCAAGCAGTTATTGGCATTAAGAAAGACGCTAAAAAGATTGCAGGAGTAGCTGGCAAGGTTGCAGGCAAGGTCGCAGGAGCAGCAAAGTCAAAAGTTAAGGCAGACATTAAGGCCGCTAAGATGGTTGCTGGCGTAGCAAGCAAGGTTGCTAAATCTCCAGTTAAAAGCGCTAAGACCGCTGTTGGTATTGCTGCAAAGGTAGCAACATTTCCGGCAGATATGGCTTACAAGGCTGGCAAGGCTCTTGCAAAAGAAAAGGGTCCAAAGCGCGGAGTTGGAAAAGGCGATCCATTACAAAATCTTATCAACGCTAAAAAAGCTAAGAAGAAGTAATTTTACCAACCAAGGAGAATAGAAATGGCACCAAAGAAATTAAGCAAGCCAAAGGGAGCCTTCCCTAAAGTTGGCGGTGTTGGTGGAGTTAAGTTTACCGGCAGAACAAACGCTGACAAGTTTGAGAACTTTTTTGTAAGCACTGACGAAACAACAGAGACACGTAAGGAAAGATTTGAAAATCCTTCTCGTCTCTATGCAGCAGCTCGTAAGTTAGGTATTCCTGAAAAGGCTATTAAAAAGCAAATCGATGATATGGCAAAGTACCAAGCAAAATATGGTGCTGGTGTTGAGAAGAAAACTTCCAAGATGGATATGGAAGATATGATGCGCCGTTCTAAGGCTAATGCTGCCGCTAAAAAGAAGGCTGCTGTAAAGAAGGCAACACCTATTAAACCATTAAAGCAATCATCTGACAAAGCTGTAAAACGTGGAGTATCAAAGGGCAAGCCGATCAAGCCACTGATTAAGAAATTAAAAAGTAAGTAAATAGTTTTACAACCCATTATTAGGAGTTCCATTGTTATCAGTCAAAGAAGTTGACGCGAAGTTATCGCGCCTGCGTACGCGCTCAGCAGCGCGTGACCAGCGTATGCGTGATGTGCTTTCGGTACGTCAAGGAGATATCTCCAAGGTATTTCCTTCGATGTTCTCAGAGGACTACCCAAAGCCTCTAGTTGCCAACTTCATTGACGTAGCAGCCCGTGACCTAGCAGAAGCAATGGCACCACTGCCATCCTTTAACTGTTCAGCAACCAATATGGTTTCAGATACAGCGCGTAAGATGGCAGATACTCGCACACGTATTGCTAACTTCTATGTCTCAAACTCTGATCTACAACTTCAGATGTATACAGCAGCCGATTGGTATAACACCTACGGTCTGTCTGTTGGTATGGTTGAGATGGACTATGACGATAACAATCCTCGTATCCGTATGCTTAACCCATTTGGTGTTTATCCAGAACTAGACCGTTATGGCAGAACCTTATCTGTTACTCAGGTTATTATTACCGATGCTGAATCACTTGCATCACAATACCCAGAGTTCTACGATCAAATCCTAGGTCGTAACCAGTATCAGTTATCTTCTCCTTATGTATCAATGGTTCGATATCACGACAAAGATCAAGACTTGCTATACCTTCCTGAGCGTAAGAACCTAGTTCTATCCTCAACACCAAACATTCTTGGTAAGTGTATGGCACGTACCGTTATGCGTTCATCTCTTGATGGAGAAGCACGCGGTCAGTTTGATGATGTACTCTCCGTTCAACTAGCCCGTGCTCGCTTTGCTATCTTGCAGATCCAAGCTGCTGAAAAGTCTATCCAAGCACCTATTGCTATCCCACAGGATGTGCAGGAATTGGCACTTGGTCCAGATGCAATTATGCGTTCTGCTAATCCGCAAGGCATCCGTCGTGTACCGCTAGAACTACCACCTGGAGTCTTTACAGAATCCGGTGTACTAGAGCGTGAACTTCGTCTTGGTGCTCGTTATCCAGAGTCACGCTCTGGCGAAATGAGTGCTTCTGTTATCACAGGTCGTGGAGTTCAAGCTCTACAAGCAGGCTTTGATACACAGATCAAGGCAGCACAAGCACAGTTTGCTCGACTATTTACAGAACTT